CCTTCTTGCAAAACAGAAAGCGTACCCATTGCTGAATAAATACCACGCTTTCCACTCTGCGTACCAGCTCCAAAGCCTTGCTGAGGTGGCGAGACACCAGAGCGTCGCTCAGCTAAATCAAGGATGATACGAATCTCGTCAAGATTCGCCTCACCGAGCTCCCCATGAGCCATAGGCTCGATCTCATCCTTCTCAGCAGGAAGCATAACTGATGGATAAATACGATAACCCTGATGAAGCTTCGAGTCAGGACTAACTCTCCAAACCCTCGTATTCGCCACAGTTTGGTTGTCACGATAGCCATTGTAAGTCTCCGACGCACCTTCTTGGAAAGGCCAAAGAGCCTCAGCAAAGCCCATTCCGTGATAAAGGTCTTTTCGGAAAAGTAGACGCGCTCCGACAAACCACTCAGGCTTGAAGTTATCCCACATTACCCGAAGAATCTGATCACTTAGAGGATGATACGTTGCTATCATCCGTGGAGCGAAGGCTTCATCGTTATAGCGCCACTGAACATAACACTCCCAAATGTCCCATTCTTTGTATCCGAAGGAAGAGTCCGATGTAGCGCCAAGAGTTTGCTCTTGCTCAGAGGCTACAGTATCGGGATGAGTCCTGTCGGGACTTTTTAAGACTTCGTCGACAGCTTCTTTGTTATAAATCCCGGCAAACTTACGCTCTTCGAGCTCGTACTGAAGCATCTTTCGCTTATGACACTTGATCGGTGCAGACTCGATTGTTTTGGACGATGGGGGTATATAGAAGGAGTCAAAAGGAAGCTTCTCAGGTCTTGGACCTTCGTAGATTGTTTCTTCGAGGAAGTCGTTGGCTGAGCCTGAACCATCTCCTCCAGGTATGAAGAAATGCCTTGTCGTCTTCTCCCAAGGACTCTTATAAGTAACAGTCCCATAGTCGATGCACTCGCTCATCCCCTCGTTGTAGACTCGATAAAGATCAAGCTCCGAGGGATCGACACCCACGTACTGCATATAGTCAGCATAAGCCTCTTTAAGCTCGTCTGACTCAGCCCCAAACTCTCCAAGGATTAAGGCTGTTACTATAGGACTCGTCTTAAAGATCGCAGCCATAAGCTGAGCTTTCAGCGTATCGCCATGAATCGCAGCTATTGGAATAATGAGATTAGAGGCATTCTGAAATGGAAACTGTCGAGTCTCCTCGCGAGGCCTCGCCTCTTTCGTAGCTTGCCACTTAATAACCTTATCCTCGAAAAGCTCTCGCATACCGTTTTTCAACTCTTGAATACGGTCCTTGAGGAAGCGCTTTAGAGCAAGCTCTTTCTCAGCAGAGAGTTTCGCGAGGATAAGTTCTTCAGCCATTTTACTGCGTACCAGCCTCTAAGTCTTCGGGACTAGGAAGTGTCGTTGGTAGCGCAGCAGCAAGCTGCGCTACCATAGCCTCAGCTTGATCCTGAGTCAGCGTATTAAGCTGACCTCGATTCTGCAAGTGTTGCATAATGAGCTTAACTCCCTCAGCGATGAGAAACGCAACAGCGGGTGTCATTTACTTACCTCCTGTAGCAGCAGCCCGTAAGACGGATAGATTGGAGAGATCAAGAGCCGCTTGAGCGAGTAGCGAGCCTATCTGTGCAGCAACAGACGCGTCGTAGTTCTGACCATAGGTCTTGGTGAGCCTATCAGCCTCTTCGATAATGCCTTTGAGATGAGATCCAATAACGTTCATACGAGCTACATCCGAAGCTGAAAGCTGACCAGCTCGCTGAGCGTTTCCTACGTCAGTAAAAAACGATGCATAGTCTTTGTTGACCTGAGTAACCTGTGACTCCAAGTTGATTGCGTAGGTTGTCTTAGCGTCGATCTGAGGTGCCTGAGAGTGTTGAACAGCGCAACCTGTCAGTAAAAAGAGCAAAATCAGAGCTTTTTTAATCATTCCATTAACCTCTCCTAAAGCCAAAAAGACCACTCACATTTAAGCGAGTAGGTAAATCTTTAATCTCAATACTATTTCTCTTACAGTAGTCCCTGATTAAGATCTCGTGCTCCATGAGGAGTCTTGTGGTTACTATCTCAATCCTGACTACAGCGACAACAACAGCAAACATTGTCGCTAGGTTCCCGAGTGTGATCGTAAAATCAAAATGCCACATTAGGCCCTTGTCGAAGCTGGTGGTATCTGAGTTAGAGCTGGTGCTGTTACTACTCCATTTGCTGTCTGACCGTCTACTCGGTTAGACCTTCCAGTCAACATCATTACCAACGCGCCAAGGACTGTGCTTACACTTCCCGTCAGAAAAGAGACGAACGCTACGGCGACCATATTATCCGTGTAGTAACGAAAGATAAGATACGCCATCCAAAGCGTCGTGAACCAAAAAATTAAGACCAAAAAAAGCAAAAGCATCTTATCCGTATTGTGGTTCCACCAGTTGTCTTTCACTAGTTAACCTCAATCGAATAAGGCTGATTTACCTGCCGAGCACCTCGCTGATTCGCTGAGAGCATTCGCGTATATTCTGAGTAGCTTTGTGGCATCTTGATCAACTGAGGGCCGTAGGCCATAGCATCAAGAATGTCGACGTACTTTCCCTTCGGGAAGGTTGTGTATTCTCCAAAGAAGTCTTGGAAGCGTTTTTGAGTGTAAAAGTGACAAGACTCAAAGATGGGTGCCAAGACGTTGCGAATACGCCACTCCTTCTTACGAGTAAGCTCGCCATCAGGCCCCTCAACCTCTCCCTTAAGCTCCACAATACGAAGCGACTTACCGCTCAGCTGACACATCTGCTGGATATGGTGGGCAATATATCTCTGAGCTGCAATGGTCTCAAGACCAAACTTGGTGAGATGCCATTTCTCTGCAATAGAGAATATCTGAGCGTAAAACTCATCATATCCGCAAGCCTTGGCGAAGCAGTCAATAAGATGAAAGTCGCCAGCCTCCGAGAGACCGAGGACAACAATAGCGTGTCGGCACCTACCCATGCCGGAATTTCCGCTGTGATTTGGGTCGACGAGCATTCCAAGACGTAGGTGGTCGACTGGAATGTCTTTTTTGACAATCCCATCGATGACTTCATAGCGTATCATCCGTTTCCAGGAGTTTTTCTCAGAGGGCTCCTCTATTGTGAAGTAGTTTAACCACTGAGGCTTGAAGTCGGCGTTCTCAGGAGCGGCGGGGTTATTGAGATAGTGGCAGGAGAAGCTGTAGGTACCAAAGCGTTCCTGCAAACGCATCAGTTTTTCGAAGTCGAATTCCTGTGGAAATATAGGAGTATCGGCAGGATGCAGAGCACAGCAGCCACCGAGAGCGCTATGAGACTCAACCCTAAACCAAGGCTCTTTCTCGCGAATATGACTGTTAAGATCGTTATAAGACCAGCGGTTGCCGACGACAAACTCGTCATTCTCAAAAGTAGCCGACTCAGGATTCTCGAAGACACCAGGAAGAATTTGGTGATACTCAATGGTTTTATCCATTATCGAGACTGACTCGATAGCCTTTCTCCCTATGAGGTCGTCTTGCACGATCATGCCGTCGTAGTGACGACTTTGGAGGGCACCACCAACCCCGATGAAATCAAAAGTTCCTTCTCCATGAGGGTCAGCACCGGACGAGCGCTTATGTTGGAGGGAATAAGCGGACCATACACTAGATGAGTCAGGAAGTATTTCAGGGAAAATCGCGCGGAAGAGAGCTCCTGATTCATAATGTCTAGAGATTCGGCTTCCAAGTTTCGCAGCGTTGGCAATATTCTCGCAGACAAGGAGATTTCTTGAGTCACGTCGATGCACCCTCTTCATAAAGGCTATAAACTCATCACCATAGCCCAATTTCCTAAAATAATCCTCATCCTGAGCGCTGAAAGGCAGCGCCCTCCACATCGGAAAGCCTTCGCTGCATATTGTCGATTTGAAGTGATCTCGGGGAAGCTCGTAGACATCTTTGAGGTGGTCTCGCTCCAGCGAGATACACCAGCCTTTGTGTAGGGTGTCGGTTAGTCGACGGCGCCTTAGCGTCTTCTTGATAAAGTAAAACAAAGAACCAAGCGAGTTAATACGCATCTTAGCGAATATCGCAGCCGGTCCTTCGGATTGCTGAATCGTTAGTGGCTGGAAGCGTTGCGTTTTTTACTCCTTAGAGTTGTGCTCGATTCTGTTTTCCTGAGCCTCGTGAGGGCTTTCGTGGACGCTCAGCTAGTCTACCAGCGGGAGGCCGCGCAGGTGTCGTGTGAAAACCGTGTTTGTTATTAGTGTGTGAGTGGCGAGACGCGAAGCTCGGTATCCGATCAGAGGCTTCACGGATAGGATCGATCATAGACTCTTCGATAGGTGAGTGGTGCCCGCCGGCGTGACTGTGCTTCTTGAGCTTAGGCAAAACGTGCCCCGTCTTCATCTTAGGAGGCGCGCCCGAAGGGGAGGTAAATGACTTAGCCATTCGTCTTCTCCTCAGTCCATCCAAAGAGTTTCTCCATGTATTGAATAGCTTCTTTACTCCCTGTGATAACCTTTGGGGTTAGTTCCACATAGCCATAGGGAGTAGCGACGAGCATGTAATCAGGCTCGTCGCGACCCTGAATCGCTTCTTGATAAGAAGTATCCATTAGTTTACTCCAGTCTTGTTAAGCTCAGGCTTATTTAGCATGTCAGCAATCGCGTTGGACTCCTTGACAGCTTGAGCAAGGACTTCGTCTGGTAAACGAGGAACCTCTTGCTCTGAAGACTTAGCCTGAGACTGCTTCGCAAGGGTGCGATCAGGGTCGCGGTCCAGGATCTCGCCAGCAGCAGCTATTGCGGTCTTTAGATCGCGTCTCTGTGTCACAGCATCCACCAAAGCCCTCATCGCGGCGGGGACTGCCTGTCGGAAATTTTGATGTATAATGTCAATCTTACCAGCGAGCGCTTCATCCATCTTAGAGATGTGAGCATTCATGTAAGCTGTTTCTTCTTCGATGTACTCAGGTGTTTGGATCACCTTAGCGATAGCTTGAGGCGTCAAGCCAAGCATATCGGCAATCTTCTTATCTGTCACGCCCGCAGCTCGCCAGCGTATAATCTGAGGGATTCGTATTGTCGAAGTTGCGGTGGCCATCTTCGATCCTTAGACTGGTGTTGAAGCCGTGACAGCGAAGCTAGAAACAGGCTGGACAGTCGGCGCGGGTATCGTTAGTGTTATTGTACCTGTCGCCGTGGGAATCTGCCCGTCGGTCACAGTAAACACGATATCTCCAGGAGCAGCACTAGCGTTAATAGCCACGCCGAGCGACAGGCCGTCTGTTGAGGGCTTCGCTGTGACCTTGGTCGGGTCCGAGACCGACCAAGTCGGTACGTCTCCTGAGGGTAGTGTCGTGGCTTTGCCAGTCGAGTCAAGAGGCATAGCCGTCAAAACCGTAGTTTGACCAGGATTGATATTCACAATTCCTCCAGTTGGATGAATCTTAAAGCGATAAACAAGTCGTGCTACTAAGCGCTCAAGAAGTAGAGAGATCCTATCGAGCCTCGCTAAGACCTCGCGCTTGAAGTCTCGAGAGAACAAGGCTAGGCCTTTGGTATCTGGGCGCCCTGAGTAACAGGCTGAGGCCCCCTCGAGGCGATAGCTGCTTGAACCTCAGCGCTTGAGTGCGAATCGCAGGCTGGATTAGTCTTCGATTTCCAATCAACGCGGTGAGAACCAGTGCCGCAGACGACACAGAATCTAAGTCCATTATCGGACATCACAAACCTCCAAGGCAGTCGATAGACTACTCCTTGCACTATGCTATGAGTGTAGCACGCAGTGCTTAAGCTGTCAAGCCCGTAAACTACTGCATCCACGATAGTTACAACAAACTTATCAACTGCGATATTTCCTCAGCGACTCAGCATAGCGCAACTACGACACTATTATTACTTTTGTTAATAGAGGTGAGGTTATCTATTTTGACCAGAAAATTTTTCGCGTAGGTATCCCTCTATCTATCTCACTTTCAATTTTTGACGCCTACGCCTCGCTCTTTTGAGTACTATCGACGTGCCTTAGCGTGCGAACACTAAGAGTGTAAGTAGTGCAACGAAGCTAAGAGCACTACTGAGATACTACAAACCTCAATAGCGCGTAAGACGCGCTTGCTTGCAGCGTAGAGGGCTGGAGAGACGAGGGCTCGTGGAGAGTGTAGT